TTATAACGGTGGCGACGGCGTTCCTCTCTTCAGCGCTTTGCACCCCTTGGTTGGTGGCGGTACAAACAGCAACATTCCTTCTACTCCTGCTGACTTGAACGAAACTTCGTTGGAAAACGCTGTTATTCAAATCGCCGCATGGACAGATGAGCGTGGCTTGTTGATCGCTGCTAAACCTGTTAAGTTGGTTATTCCTCCTGCACTCCAGTTTGTTGCAACTCGTTTGCTCGAAACTTCATTGCGTGTCGGAACTACTGACAACGACATTAATGCACTGAAGAACAACGGTTCAATTCCCGGTGGATACACTGTCAACAACTTCTTGACAGACACAAACGCTTGGTTCCTTTGCACTGATGTTCCTAACGGCATGAAGCACTTTATTCGTACACCCCTGTCGAACTCGATGGACGGTGACTTCGATACAGGCAACGTGCGTTACAAATCTCGCGAACGTTATAGCTTCGGCTGGTCGGATCCGCTTGGTATGTACGGCTCTGCTGGTGCATAAATAAACTGTTAGAAACTGATGGTTTGACCCCGCTCAAAAGGCGGGGTTTTTTATTGCTTGCATTTATTGTTGTATAGGTTATTATTAAAGAAATCTGGGAACCCCCAGCTTTACTGACCGCCCCAGCGGACGATGCAGAGACAGTAAAGCGTAGTACTGCATATACAAGGAATTATCATGGGCATAGCTTCACATCTTGGTTCGTGGCTGCTTGGCACTGTTAAGAACACAACAGGTTCTACTGCCGGTACAGTCCGCAACATGGGCGCAACAATCGTTGCACAAACATCCAACCTTACAGCCGCACAAGTTGCCGGTTTAACAGGTTCACTTGGCGCAATCCCAGCCGGTGCTTGCATCACTTCAGTTCAATTCATTACCTCAACATTGTTTGCCTCGGCTACAACATTGAAAGTGACAATTGCTGGTGTTGACTATGCCACTGCCGCTACGATTACCTCTGCTGGTGTTTACCCACAAACCGCTGCCGCTACTTTTGCCCCTGTCGCTGCTAACGCCGGTGCTACAGATGCATTGGTTACATTCACTGCTACAGGCGCTTCGGTTACGGGTGCTGTAACTGTTGTGATCGCATACGTTGTTCGTAACTCAGATGGTTCATATAACCCGACTGCATTCCAGAACTAATCTTCTGTGGGGGTTCGCCCCCATTTTTAACATCTAGGAGATTAATTATGATGCAAACTGACGTACAGTCGTATCACAATACGCAAACAGGCGTGGCTGTGTCTTATCGCACACGATTAAAGGGCATTGTTGTTTCGCCTTCAACGTCGAGCGTTTTAAACGTTTCTATTTGCGATAATAATTTGCGCGCTGCAACATACGCTATTCCGGGTACTACGGTGTGTACCGTAACCTTACCGAATCATGGGTTGACTGCTGGTTTAAGTAGAATTGTTTTAAACTTCACTTCTGGTACAGCTGTAAGCAATACTTACCTTGTACAGACTACTCCTACCGCAAATACTTTTACGGTCACCACTGGCGTGTTAACTACCAGCGGTAATGTTAGCGTATACAGTGATATTTTGATTGAGATTGATGTAGCCACGGCAACGTCTTTTTATACGTTGATTCCCGGAGAAGGTGTATTAGCAACTAACGGCGTCTATGTATTTTTACCGTCCGAAACCGTATCAACGACTATTTTTTACGGGTAACAGATCATGTCAATGCAAACAGACGTTACTTCTGATTATGTTACTGGCCCGGGAAAGCTTGTTACAACTAATCGAACTCGCTTAAAGTCATTGACTGTTACATCATTAACTGTGTCTGCTAGAAATATGGCCGTGTGTAATCCGGCAACTTTAAAAGCTGGAACGTATAGTCAAACTCTTGGTGTAGTTACAGTTACCATTACGAATCATGGATTGGTTAATGGGCAGCGAGTGTTCTTGGAAATCAAGACAGGAACGACTCGTGCTGGCGTTTATCCAATAACTTATGTAGACGTAAATACTTTTACAGTAGCCGCAATTCCAAATGCGACGACATCTGGCAATGTAAATATGTATGCGGATATGTACGTTGAGATTGATACATTTAATACAATTGGTTTACCAGTACTAATTCCCGGTGAAGGCATTCTTTGTCCAAATGGTTTTTTTGTTGGCGTCGGATCGTCAGTAACAACTTCGGTGTTCTATGGCTAAGAAGACACCCTCTCTAGCAGTCGGTCGTGGCGAAAAGCTTCCCGTCTCTAAGGGGGCAGGTTTGACTGCCAAAGGGCGTGCCAAATACAACGCAGCGACTGGGTCAAATCTAAAGGCTCCACAGCCCGAAGGTGGCCCACGCAAGAAGTCATTTTGTGCAAGAATGAGTGGTATGCCCGGCCCGATGAAAGATGAAAGCGGCAAGCCTACACGCAAAGCCGCCAGCCTCAAACGATGGAAATGTTGACATGACTCCGATGGAAATGATGCTTTGGAACGTAGTACTGACTGTCTTTATGGCAGGGATCGGGTACATTATGAACGAGAAATTTAAAGCGCTTAACGATGTAACTAAGTTGCTTAACAGGACACGCGAAGAGTTTTCTCGCGACCACGTTACTCGTTCAGAAATGCGACAGGATATGCAGTCTATATTAGACAGATTTGACAAGTTAGAGCGTAAACTTGATCGTGTATTGGAGACTGATAAAAATGCCCGCGACTAGCGAAAAACAAAAAAAGTTCATGGATGCTGCAGCGCACAATCCAGCGTTTGCTAAAGAAGCAGGTATTCCAGTAGGCGTTGCACAAGAGTACTCTCAAGCAAGCAAGGGCAAAAAGTTTTCAACTGGAAGTCGCCCTGATTTACAGAAAGCAGGAAAACCCAAAACCGATCACGGTAAAATGACTTTATTTAAGGAAGGTGGTGCTATGAAAAACGATATGATGCAAGACAAAGCTATGGCTAAAAAAGCTGTTGGCATGCATGAAAAACAACTTCATGGCGGCAAAAAGTCAGACATGACAAAGCTCGCAAAAGGTGGTTCTGCTTCTAGCCGTGCTGATGGTTGTGTGTCAAAAGGCAAGACAAAAGGCACAATGATTAAGATGAAGTCCGGCGGAATGTGCTGAAATGAGAGCCTCTCGCGGAATGGGCGCGATCATGCCGTCTAAAATGCCCGGAGCTAAGAAAGCTAAGCGCAAAGACGGTAATGAATTTACTATGTTTGCGAAAGGTGGCGGAGTTTCCAAAAAGATTAAAGGATTCTCCGGTCTCAAAGGGTTCAAGGGGTACAAGTAATGGCTACTAGCAAACAATTTGTGCCACAACCGGCTAAAATTAAACAAAAAGTTAAACCGTTTAGGAAGGTGTAATTATGGCTGGTGGCGGCGGAGCAGGCGGAATGGGTGGCGGTCAACAGCAACCTATGAGTGGCGGCTTTGGCGGTCAGCAAGGCGGCTTTGGTCAACAACCTATGGGTGGTTTTGGCGGTGGTCAAATGGGTTACGGTCAACGCCAACAACCTATGGGGCAATCAATGGGTCACCCTCCAGCATCTGGCAACTATGGAGGCCAAATGGGCAGTTCTCCTATGTCGGGTGGTTATGGCATGGGCGGATTTAATCCCGGAATGGATGGTATGGGTGGTTTTAGTGGTGGATATGGCCCTCAAATGGGTGGTTTTAACCAGCAGCAGCCTATGGGTAGTTATGGTAATAGTTTTAGCAATGGTTTTGGTAGTGGGTTTAATCAGTCCCCTCAAATGGGTGGATTTGGTGGTGGTTACGGTCAATCTCCTCAAATGGGTGGCTTTGGTAGTGGCATGCAGGGCCAATTTGGTGGTGGCTTTGGCGGTGGATTTAACCAACAAGGTTTGCAACAAGGCTTCGGTCAGCAAGGTGACATGCAAAAAATGAGTAATATTTTGCGTGGTATGCCAATGGGTGGAATGCAGCAACCTAACCAACGAGGTAGTCAACAAATGATGGCGCAATTTGGTATGCAAGGTCAGATGGGTGGTATGGGCCAAATTCCAGAGTATGCACGTCCATATTTGCAGCGAATAATAGGTGGTCAAAACGTCAATCAAAGTCAAATGGGAACACCTAATACTGGCCCAGCTCCAACACAAGAACAGACATATCAAAATTACTTAAGCAGTATGTAAAGGATTATATTAGATGACAACGTCCGGCACCGCAGGCTTTAACTTAGACCTATCCGAGTTAGTGGAAGAGGCGTTTGAGCGCTGCGGGAAAGAACTGCGTACTGGATATGACCTACGCACTGCGCGTCGCAGTTTAAACCTGCTGACAATCGAGTGGGCGAATCGTGGCATTAACCTCTGGACTATTGAGCAAGGCTCGATCCCTATGGTTACGGGGCAGTCTACGTATAACTTGCCCGTTGATACAATTGATTTGCTGGACACAGTTATTCGGACTGGCTCTGGTCAAAACCAAACTGACATTAACATTACCCGTATTTCAGAGTCTACATACGCGACTATTCCGAACAAAAACGCCTTGGCGCGACCAATTCAGGTGTGGATCAACCGTCAATCCGGTGCAGACTATCCAACAACTGGCACGAACGCTCCAAAAATTATTGTATGGCCTACGCCAAACGCACCGGGAGATCAGTATACGTTTGTGTATTGGCGACTTCGCAGGATTCAGGACTCCGGTGGTGGTGTGTCTACACAGGATATTCCATTCCGTTTCTTAACTTGTATGGTTGCTGGGCTTGCTTTTTACCTGTCTGCCAAGTTGCCAGATGTAACTCCAGACCGTATTGGATTTTTAAAGTCAGAGTACGAACAACAGTTTCAGCTTGCTGCAGACGAGGATCGCGAAAAGGCACCTCTTCGTTTTGTGCCACGCAATATGTTTTATTGAGTTAAACGATGCCTAGTCAATTCGCCTCGGGTAAATATGCGATTGCAGAGTGTGATCGGTGCGGTCAACGGTTTAAGCTAAAAGAACTGAAGAAGTTAGTTATTAAGACACAGATTAAAAACATTTTGGTTTGTCGTGAGTGTTGGGATCCAGATCAGCCACAGTTGCAGTTAGGCATGTATCCAGTAAACGACCCGCAAGCCATAAGAAATCCTCGTCCAGATACCAGTTATGTTGTGTCAGGTACAAGTGGTTTGCAGATTAACTTGACGGGTGTTGGGCCACTAGGCGCTGGCACTCAAGAGGGTGGTAGCAGAATATTTCAATGGGGCTGGAACCCAGTTGGTGGCTCTAGAGATGATGGTTTAACACCGAATGACTTGATTATCCAAATCGAGCTTGGTACAGTTACAATAGCGGTTACTTAAGGAGTTATCATGTATAAAAGCGGCGCAGATGGTGTAGCTAAAAAAGGTAAGACCGAGGGTAAGAATCTTGGTAACAGTGGCCCAACGGTTGCTGCTAAGTCAGGCAAGGGTACAAAGTCTTCCAAAGGTGGCAAGTCAGATGCTGACATGTTGTCAATTGGTCGTGGCATGGCAAAAGTTGCTGCTCAAAAGCGAGGTTGATATGGCGCAAAATTCATCTAAGTTAGATGGTAAACGTTTTGGCTCAGAGGCTCATGCCGCTACGATAACCAAAAAACGAGATCCAAACACAATGGCTGCAAAAGACTTCAAGCCTAGCGGCCCCGCCATGCGTGTCAGTATTGGAGACCCTGCCCGTGAAGATGTCAAAACTACCGGCATTAAGATTCGTGGTACAGGTGCGGCAACGAAGGGAACAATAGCGAGAGGGCCAATGGCATAATGAATTACGCTCAACTCTCCGCTGCTATTCAGGCTTATTCGGAAAGCGATGAACAACTGTTTGTCGAGAATATTCCCGTTTTCGTTAAAGCGGCAGAGCAGCGTATTTATAATTCTGTTCAGTTTTCTTACCTACGTAAGAACGTTACGGGATCGGTTACACCTAGTAATCCGTATTTATCGGCTCCAACAGATTTCTTGTCTGTATACTCGATAGCTGTTATTACGCCAGCAGGGGACTACGAATACTTGCTAAACAAAGACGTTAACTTTATTCGTCAGGCGTACCCTTCTGTTAGTGATACAGGCACTCCAAAGTATTACGCAATCTTTGGCCCTACTACTACAGCGGGCGATCCTCCTGTTTTGACAAATGAGATGTCTTTTATATTAGGCCCAAAGCCTAATGTTAATTATTCTGTCGAGCTGCACTACTTCTTCTACCCAGAGTCTATCGTTACCGCTGGTACGACGTGGCTAGGCGACAACTTTGACACCGCCTTGTTTTATGGTGCGCTGCGGGAAGCTGCGGTGTTTCAACGTCAAGAGCCTGACATGGTTGCTAACTACGAGCAGAAGTACATGGAATCAATGTCTTTGTTGAAGCAGCTTGGCGACGGAAAGGAGAGGACGGACAGTTATAGAACCGGTCAAGTGAGGTACCCTGTTCGATGAAACGCTTAAACCGTCAGGAAGCTAAACAACTAGGCATAAATAAATGTCATGGTAGCGTTTGTGCAAAGCATCCTGAGCTTGAAGGTTTTCGTTGGGTTTCTGGCGCTTGTGTTGAGTGTGCAAGAGAGCATATCCGAAAGGGAAGAAAAGCAAACCCAGAACGCACAAAAGAACACCAACAAAAAAATAACGAAAAAACTAAACTTAACCCAGTACAAGTTGAAAAAAAGCGGATACGCGACGCTGCGTATAGGAAAGCAAATAAAGAAAAAGTACGTGCTGTGCAGGTTGCATGGAATGCTAGACACCCAGAAAAAATTGCGGCACATAAACAAACTGCTAAGGGTAAATACAAAGTTCAGAAGAATGTAGATACGGCGATGCGTCGGGCATCAATGAAACAACGTACCCCGTCATGGCTTACCGCAGACGACCACTGGATGATTGAGCAGGCGTATGAACTCGCACAAATTAGGGCTAAAATGTTTGGGTTTGATTGGCATGTAGATCATATAATTCCATTACAAGGTAAAACTGTTTCCGGGTTGCATGTACCGTGGAACTTGCAGGTTATTCCCGGTGTGCTTAATATCCGTAAAGGTAACAGGCTTGTGGAGAGTGTATTTTGAGTTTTACGGGAAACTTTACGTGCGAGAGCTTCAAGATTGGCTTAACTGAGGGTATGTTCGACTTCACTGGTGGAGATACGTTTTACATAGCGTTGTACACCAATGCGGCTACGCTCAATCAGAATACTTCAGCTTATACGACGGTAGGTGAGGTTGTAGCGGCAGGGTATACAGCGGGTGGAGTTGTTTTAACACCAATTGTTGGTACAACGAGCGCGTTCGTTACGTTTGATAACGTATCTTGGTCTGGAGCGTTTACGGCTCGGGGTGCTTTGATTTACAAGAGCGGGGATGGTGGTGCTGTATGTGTGCTTGATTTTGGAGCGGATCGTACTTCATCCTCAACGTTTACAGTACAATTTCCAATAGCAACGCCCGATCAGGCGTTAATACGGCTTCCTTAAGGAGTTTTTTAAATGATGAATGATAAAGCAACGTCTGTTGATGCCGTAGGCGCTTCGATTGTGTCCGGCAATGCTACACAGACTGGTCTTAAAGCTGGTGGCGTTTACACCATGCAATGTTTTGATAAAGATGGCAACCTCAAGTGGGAAGCCAAGTCCGATAACCTCGTGGTCAACGTTGGTCTTCAAGACATGAATGCCAAGTACTTCTCTGGCTCCGCTTACACAGCTGCTTGGTATATCGGTCTGTACGGTGCTGCTGCATCAAACAACCCTGCTGCTGGCGATACTGCTGCGTCCCACGCTGGCTGGACTGAAGTTGTTGCTTACTCACAAGCTACACGCCCACAGGCTGTGTTTGGCACTGCAACAACCGCAGACCCTTCAGTGATCTCGAATACGGCATCTCCCGCTGTGTACAGCATTAACGGTACGACTGTAATTGGTGGTGCATTCTTGATTAGTAACAGCACAAAGAGTGGCACAACAGGTACATTGTTCTCCGCTGCTGACTTTCAATCTCCCGGTGATCGTAGCGTTGCAAGCGGTGATACCATCAACGTTACATATCAATTCAGCCTCGACGCTGCTTAAAGGAACATCATGGCTACTAAATTCGTGAAAGGTCAAGAGGTTAAAGTTCGCGCTGTAAATCCAGCAGGCCCAGTTATTAAACTGCGCATGGATGAGGATGGTGTGGTCTTTTATTTGTTGGAGTGGACTGATGCTGACGGTAATGCCCAAGAGCGTTGGTTTGCCGAGCCTGAACTCACTGCTGTTTAAACAAAGTGTTTGCGGCTAGTGGTTTTGCTGTTGCCCCTTACGCAGCCACTTCCGGGTCTTTGTATTCGGCTGTGGTTGCGGAGACCGCTGTTGCTTTAGAAATTGTTTTAGCTAGTAGAACTACAACTTCTGCTATACAAGAAACCTGCACTATATCTGATGCTACAAGCAGTATCAGTACTATACCAAACTTTGTTCTTGACGCATTTACAATTAGTGATGCAAACTCCTCCGCTATTACACGCAGCACTGTAATCCAAGAGGCATCGACTGCGTCTGAAATAGTAAGTTCTATCGCAAACTTACTTGCATCCGTCAATGAAATAGTTACGGCAAGAGATATTGTTAGTACTACATTTACTGGGCAAGCATTCGTTCTGGAAACGTCTGTTGCGTCAGATGTGATATTTGCTGCACCTGTTGCACAAGTGGCTGTAAATGAATCAGCTACTGCGTCTGATTTGTACTTTGGCTCTAGATCATTGCCGGGAGATATTCTTGAATCAGTCTTGGCTCAGGACACTGTAAACAATACAGTAACGCTTGTTAGCAGTGTGGCAGAAATATCTACAGGTGCAGATAGTGTCACTTCGTCGGGAACGTACAATATATTCTTGGCAGACAGTGCTCAAATAACGGATATAACAATTATTGGTTCGACGAGCAATGTGTCTGTTGCCGAAACTGTAGTTATTCAAGAATCTATTAGTAGCCTAGTAGCGTACGGTAGGACTGTAAGTGACTCTGTTAATCTTACTGCTTCTAACTCTGCATCCGGAGTGCTTAAAGTTGTCATGCAGGATACTGCTCAAGCCGCAGATGCTACGGAAACTTCCACTATATTTACTGTTGTTGTAGCAGATGTAGCATCAGCTCTTGATTCGCTTACTTCTGGAGTAACGTATGACAGGATTGTTGCTGATACCGCATCTGGCCAAGATGTAGTAACTACGCGGGCAGAATTATATTTACTGGTTAATGAACAAGTCAGTGTCATTGATGTTTTAAATACTCAGCTTAGCGCATTTGTTTTCGTACTCGAATCTGCTAACGTAAATGATATTGCTAACGCAGGTGGTAGCTTCAGTGTTTTAGTTACAGAAACTGTCGTAGTTGCCGATGCAATACTGGCTCGTTACCTTTGGGAACCAATCAATACGTTTGATGCAAATTCATGGGTGCCAGTGCAAGCCGCAAGCCCAACAGCATGGGGTAATATTGGTAATGATACAGATACAGACTGGTCGTTAATCGACACAATTAATTAAGGAAGTGCTATGGCATTGGTCGTTAGAGATCGGGTTAAAGAAACCACCACAACCACTGGCACGGGAACAATTACGCTTCTTGGTGCTGTGTCTGGCTATCAGGCGTTTTCCGTCATCGGGAATACAAACACAACGTACTATGCGATTGTGGACAGCGCAGCGGGTACTTGGGAAGTCGGTATTGGAACTTACAGCACGACTGGCCCCACTCTGTCAAGGGACACAATCCTAGAATCTAGTTCTGGCGGTACGGCAATTAGTTTTGCGGCAGGCACTAAAGACGTATTCTGTACGTATCCCGCAGAGCGTTCAATGTATGTTGATGGCACGACGATTACGCCCGCTACTGCGGCTACACTGCCCGTGGTTTCTGGCGGTACAGGCGCAGCAACATTAACTGTAAACAATGTCCTGCTTGGCAACGGTACAAGCGCATTACAAGTAGTTGCACCCGGCACAACAGGTAATGTCCTGACTTCTAACGGTACAACTTGGACAAGCGCTGCTGCGGGCGCTTCTTTGTTAGGCGATACAGACTCTGCCACGCCGTTTGAAACGTCTTTGGGTTATCAAGCTGGTAATGTTAATACTGGTATTAATAATACGTTTGTTGGTTATCAGTCTGGACTTGCTAATACTACCGGCACGGAAAACACTGCGCTAGGTAAGGGGGCGCTTCAACGAAACACCACAGGCGCAAGCCACACTGCGGTAGGTACTGAGGCGCTTTTTTTCAACACAACAGGTCAAACTAACGTAGCGATTGGGAATTATGCTCTTTACACTAACACGACTGCTTCAAATAATGTAGCTATTGGTTATTCTGCAATGCAAAACAATTCCACAGGCGCAAACAACACCGCTACAGGATTTGAAGCACTTCTCTCTAACACCACCGCAGCAGGTAACACGGCTCACGGATACCAAGCTTTACGTTCAAATACGACTGGGACACAAAACGTAGGGGTTGGATTTGATGCGTTGTATTCAAATACTACGGGCTTGCAAAATACTGCACTTGGCTATCGAGCAGGCAGATCAGGCACAAACAACCTAACCACTGGTACAAACAACATCCTAATCGGCTACAACGCCGAAGCGACATCCGCCACAGTCAGTAACGAAAACACTTTCGGTAACTCATCCTCCACTAGCAACAGATTCTGGGGTGACATCAAACCGGGCGGATCAAACGCAGGTACATCAGGGCAAGTGTTAACTTCAGCAGGTGCGGGCGTTAGTCCAACATGGACTACTGTTGGTGGAGGTTCTGCTGCTACTCCTACGGCTCTTGGTACTGTTTACGCGCAAACAACCAATGCAACGCTTGCGAATACTGCACTCGGATTTCAAGCTAATAATGCGCTTACAACAGGCACCAGAAATATAGCTATTGGTTACAACGCAAACTTATTATCTACTACTACAAGTTCAAATATTGCAATTGGTGCTGAAGCTTTATCTTCTTCAATTACAGGGGGCGGAGGCATTGCAATTGGTGACTCAGCGTTAAAAGCAATGACAACAGGTTTTGCCATTGCAATAGGTGGCAACGCAATGAAGCTTGCGACAGGCGGCAACGCCAATATTGCTATTGGTAACACGGCAATGTCGCTTGGAATTGTTACTGGAAACGGTAACCAATGTGTTGGTCAAGACTCACTTAACTTTCTTACCTCAGGCAGCGGAAACAATGCTTTTGGTGGTGAG